TAGTATTAAGCATTTGTGGCTGATTTTCCGCTAACGGTTTTCCCGTCAACGGTTTATCCGTCAGCGGGTTTTCCGCCAATGGTAAATCCGCCTGTGGTTCTGTGACGTAAACATGGTTAGCTTCATACTTGATGAATATGAATTTCTTTTGGAATTTACCTGACTGAGTTCTTTGCTCTATCTCTTCAATCAAACCACACTCAAGTAAAGTTTGCTTCGCTTTCTTTAACCTATCCTTACCGTAAGTTAAACCACCGAGACTAAAGTTCTCGTTATTCCATATCCTGTTAGTGTGCTGTATAGCTGCGTTCTTTTTGTAAAACATTAGCAATGCTAACGCGTCTGGGTTTTTATTAAGTAATAATTCAACAACCTTAATTGGTACACTCACTTCACGTTCTTCTTTGATATATTCTTCTTTCATAGTTCAATCATACCACCGTATAATTTATAATCAATAGAGCTATCCACATTCCCCATAGTAAAAGATGTGGTATAAAAGTTATCCACAGGGTAAGTATTGACTTTTGTTTACTAGGTGATAGGATTAAGTAACTAACAGTTAATATAATAAATATGCAAAAGATTACACTAACAAAAGTATTTCGAAACGATAAAGACAAAGAAGGAAAACCTTTAATGACAAAAGCAGGTAAACCTTATACAAAACTAGCTCTTAAGTGTGAAGAGTATGGTGAATCATGGTTGTCAGGATTTGATAGTTCTAAAACATCTAGCTGGAAAGAAGGAGATGTTGTAGAAGTTGTTGTATCATCCAAAATATCAGGTGATAAGACATTCTTTAACTTTGAAGTTCCTAAAGCTGAAGAGTTGTTGAACAAGAGAATCGCAGACCTAGAAGTTTGGAAGCTACAGGTTACTAAAGCTCTTATTGACAAAGGCATACTAGGCTCTAGTTTACAAGCACCAGTATCTAACACGCCAGCTGAAATGGATGAACCTGAGTTCTAAATATAAAATATATAAATATATGAAAATACACGATAGACCATACGCACAAAGACTTGAGATGTTTAAAAAAGAATATCTTAAGATTAGAAACAAGTACAACGTAGACTTCTCAATGTTCCTGATTGATGTTACACACATGAACGTACCACCTAAACAAGATGTATCTGTTGTAAAAGAATCTAAACTAAAAGCAAATGAAAAAACAAACCCTAGGTCAAAGAAATAAAACCGAAAGTCCAATTTCTGAATTTCCCAATTCTATAAAACGTTCCCGTACAAAATCACAGAAATTAACTTACGAACCTATAGAAAAAACATACACTATTGACGATTTGATAGATGTGTGGTGTAGAGGTTGTACTAACGGTGCAACACTTTGGCAATACTGTCAAGATACAGATAAAAAACTGCCCAACACTTTTGAAGCTGGATTGATAGAGCTTACTAATGAGATACGAATAGCGGAAGATAGACACACAGCACTAAAGAATATACTGAATAACAACATGCTACTACTTGGAGTATTTGAAGAAAGAACATAAATCTTTATATTGTCAATATTGACTTTTAAAAATCCCTTTAACAATAAGGGGTTTTTATATTGTTTGACAAGTAAAAAATATGTTGTATAAAAATGTGGATAACTTACTAGACGATATACTACAGTTTTATACACTGAGTACAGCAAGGGGAACACCTTGCGTGCTACACACTAATAACTAACACTATGACACTTAGAGACGAAATACTACAATCAATAGAAGAAAACAAAAAGGCAAAATCTTACATGCACAAAGTAGATGTTTATACAATATGTATACTTATAGCGTGTATATTACTAGCAACAACTTTTTTATAATATGTTAAACAAAAAAGACATACAAACAGTAATTGACGGGCTTATGTTACTACTAGATAAAACACTAGAAGAAAATAACAACGATATAGAAAAGATAGAAAACGAAATAAACGAAATAATATTAAAAATAAAATCACTTGAGATATGAAAAAAACAGATATAATACAACTTATAGAATCAAAAGGGAAAGACTGGGTATACGTAGGTGACTATCACACCATAGACCAGTACGAAGTGAAGGAGATTATAGAAAATCTTGATAATGAAGAGTATGAAGACTACGAGGAGATATACGACGAGCTAACGTATGACGGGGATTTGCAAGAATACGCCGACAATGCAACACCTATCTACTACTATGACCTCGCCAAATGGTTCGGCGAGAATTGGTACGCAGTCAACGACTATTTAGACGAGTTTGGAGAGATTGCACACAATAAGTGGCGACCCGACATTATGAAAACAATCCAAGGTGCCTACTGTATAACATACGAAAGAGACCTAACAAGCGCGATAGAGTTAATTATAGAAGAATTAGAATAAGTAAAATACACCATGACTTTAGTAGTGGATAAATATTTGATACCGAAAGCGCTCAAAAAAACAACTAAATACACAGATGAAGACCGTGACAAAGTAAAGGCATTACATAAACAAGGCATAAGTATACATGGTATATCTAAACAAATACCCATGTCACGCAGAATGGTGCAGTTTATTCTATACCCCGAACGTGCTGAACTAGCAAAAAAGAACTTTGCAAAGAGACAAAAAGACGGGCGTTACAGGTATACAACACAAAAACAATCAGATATGGTTAAAGCGTGTAGACAAAGAAAAAAGGAAATAATAGATAAACTTATATTAAAATAGTATGAAAACAATCACAAAGACCATAGATATATACGAATTGCACGAACTTGAAGAAGAAGCAAAAAATAGAGCTTTAGAAGACTGGAGGGTAGGGAATTATTACTTTTTCCTAGAGTCTCACTTATACAATCTATTAAAAGAGAAACTTGACGAAAATAATATAAAATATATAGATAATAACTGTAAAACAAAAGACGGACTTTGTTTACTATACTCATTATCACATAGTCAGGGTGATGGTTTATGTTTTACGGGTACTTTTGAGTATAGAGACATTACTGTTTATGTAACCCATAATTTTAGATATTATCATTCACAAAGTACTACTATAGAAGCGCAAGAAACTAACAATCTAGGCTATCATATAGACGAAAGCGAACCTTTATACCAGCAAGAGAAAATATTTAGAGGAATATACGAGAGTATATGCAAAGACTTAGAAGTACAAGGCTATGACTTTATAGAGTATGAGGACAGTATGGAAAACTTCGCAGAGTGTTGTATGTCAAACAATTACACCTTTACTAAAGACGGCGAAATGATAAACGAATAATACAAATACAATGGAACACACTACACTAAACACCAACATACTTACAAACGAAGAGCTCACAGAAGCAAGGGAAGAACTAATATCTACACTATCAGAAAACACCAACGGGGCTTTAGATGATGTTATAAGCTCTTTACTAGAAGTAGAGAGAGCACTAACACTAAGAGAATCATGTTAGAAGTTATATTGATACTAAGTGTACTAATGCTACTACATAGAATAATAAAGAAAATAATAATATCATTGACAGATTATTGACAGATTACAAAAACATTGTATTTATACACCAGAAACACCTTAGAACACAAGGTGTTTTTTGTACTTGACACTTGACGCTGATGTTGTATTATTATTAAATGGATAATGAAATACTACCAGAAGCAAGGATAAAGCAGGCACGTGAATATATTTTAAATAAGGCTAAAGGGCTTAGTAAGTATGATAGCGCTATAGAAGCTGGTTATAGTCATAATACAGCTAGAATACCGAAAGTACTCGAAGGCAGGCGCTCTTATGCTGTAGCTTTGCAACAGATTTTAGATGACAACACTAATGTTATAGAGTCAATCTTGACAAGTGTCTCAAAAGATATAGAAAGTAATAAACTAGACGCGCTAGACATGAAGGAGAAAGTGGACATCTACAAAAAAATGGCAGAAGTACACAAGATATTGACTCCACAAGTCACCATTAAAGAGGAACAATTAAAAGACGGTACTACTAAAAGGACTGTTTGGGGGACTACAGGCAACACAGGAGAATAAAAAGGCTTTATTTATAAGGCTTTTGCTCGGTAATGTTGTACAGTACTCATTTTGCGACATTGAACTCACGCCACACTTGACACTCTTAGAAGAGTGTTTTGTTATATACCATAATACTAGACCATAGATTTTATGGTTAGTCAATGAGATTGTTGACAGGTTATGACGTACATGGTGATGTGGGGGGGAGACCCTTTCCGCTTGGGTGGGGTCGTAAAGTAAAAAAAGGAGTCCTGTACCCCTACCATCCCATAACAACTTATATACACAGAGAATAACTTATAGGTTCTGTGTACTGGTTGTAATAAAGTTAAAAAAGCAACCATAACTATTGCAAACTGTATTATTTAAATTAAATACTGCCCTCGGTAAACCTCGGTCAATCAGCTCGATAAACTCGCTGATACGACTAGTATTATTATATATTGTACACTTTTCATTAAGTACAAGAATGGCCTACTAGCCATATAGCTTCTAGTCTGTAAGATAGTATTAGTTACTTTCCTACTAAAGAGATTTATCTAATATTTCCTAGCTAGTCATGTGGCCGTTGGTACGGAATTGAGCATCGTCGCTATCTGATACTAGTACGGTATACACGTTACTCCCCTAGACTCTCCGTGTATATTTTGGGTCTTTTCACCAAGTACTCAGGAGACTGCCTGAGACATCAGACCTTGCACACAAGATTTAATAGGCTTCCAGTGGGGGCTCTTGTTTGTGCGTTAGCCAACCCTTTCCACCAGGTTTATTTTAATATTATATAGTTTTTACCACTAGATGTCAACTTAAAACCACCACTTGTTGACAATCTATCTAAGTAGTTGTATATTCAGTAAATGGATGTAATCGAACAACTCCTCGATGTAGTAGTAACAATGGACGGTAGACCTGTAAAGGTTAATACCCTACCTGTAGATTTGCAGGTAGATTTTTTAGTATCTAACCATTTTGATGTGTTTAGAAGTAAAGAAGCTTGTTTATGGAGGTTGCAACACCTGTACTACATAATGACTAAAGACGGTCAGAAGAAAAGATTTAAACTTAACAAAGCCCAGCTACACTTTTTTAATAATTACCTAAGCCTTGGGTATAAGAAGATAGTTATCCTAAAGTCTCGACAGCTTGGGATGACTACTCTTATAAGTCTTTATTTCCTAGACCAAGTTATATTTAGACCTAACTCTGAAGCTCTACAGATTGCTCACACCCTTAAAGACGCTAGCGAGATTTTTAATAGAAAGATTGTATATGCAATTAAAAACTTACCAAATCCTATAAAGGAGGTATTGGATATATCACAAGCTAAAGCCAACAGACAACAGTTTTCCTACCCAGACGGCTCAGTGTCTGCTATCGGTGTCAGCAACTCAGCTCGTTCTGGTACGTTTAGCGTTGGTGTGCATATTTCTGAGTTGGGTAAACTAGCTAAATTATACCAAGGTCGTGCTGAAGAAATAGTTACTGGTACCTTACCAGCGGTTCCTGTTGGCGGGCAAGCAATAATAGAGTCAACGGCCGAGGGAGCTTCTGGGTTATTCTACGAGATATTTATGGGGTCGTGGAAGATACGAGATGATATAACTCCAGCAATGAGTAGGGCTCACTTTAAACCAGTCTTCTACAATTGGACATGGGACACAGAAGAAATAGAAGCTGCGTCAGTTGATGGTTTAATATCAGTGTATCAAATGGAGGAGTGTGAGATTGACTGGAAAGAATATCAAATAGAAAACGCTCTAAGTGATAAAGAGATTAACTTCTACTACTTGAAGTACATAAACGCAAACAAAGACGTTGATAAGCTACACCAAGAGTACCCAACTCATCCAATGGAAGCGTTCTTGTCATCAGGTTCTCCTTACTTCAATTCACGTAAGGCAGCTCAGTTCCTAGACATGTGTGACAACAACTACAAACGTTACTCATTTATAAACGGTAAGTTTGAGCCAGACGACAGAGGTGATTTGATTATCTACGAAGAACCTAAAGGTGGTAAAAACTATGTAATATCTGGTGACGTAGCAGAAGGACTACTTAATGGTGACTACTCTGTTGCTATGGTTGTAGGATATGATAAAAAGATTAAAGCGTTATACAGAGGACACCTAGAGCCAGACGAATACGAAGCCTTAATACGAGCATTAGGATTTAAATACAACACAGCACTCCTTGCGGTAGAGTTCAATAAAGATGGTAACTGGGTAAACACAGCTCTTAGGAACAACGAATATCCTAATTTATATATAAGAACTACAGTAGATGATATTACAAAAGAAGTAACACGTTCTTATGGTTGGTTGACAAACAAGAAAAATCGTGACTTTATGCTTGGTGAAGCAAAAAAACACTTTAACACCACAGAAAGTATTAACTGTAAACCACTTCTTGAAGAAATACTTACTTTTGTGAGAGATAAACGAGGTAAACCACAAGCCGCTGAAGGTAAACACGATGACGTTGTAATTTGTTACGCTATTGCTATGGCTGTACTGCAAGGAAGAGAAGATACAAAGGAAGAAAAACCACAAACTAGCTCTCTTATTGGTGCTGTATTCAATATTAAATAACTTAGTACAACATATTTGACAAAAAGTAAAGCTAATGCTAATATTTTGTTTATATGGCAACAACTACAAGTGAGAAATCACAAGAATCTCCTCTTAATAAGAAAAAACACCCAACAATAAGCTTTCTTGAGAACAAAAAGACAGAAATGAAAGAAAGTAAGTATCGTAAGAAGTTCGATACTCTTGCTTCTGAGATTAAACAAAATCTTGTTAACACAGAAACAACTCGTGGGACTATAGACCAATCACAAAGAACTCTTGTATATTTCCCAACAGTAAGACCAGACGGCTCTACTGATTATGCCGTATTCCCAAGACTACCTTCAAAAGACGATGATATATCAGACGTACCAAGAGCAGCGGAACCTATTTCTTTCTCTAAGATTCTTATTGCTGCTTCTGCTATTGCTGGCAATATTCCAGACGGAGAAACTTTCTCTGTTAATAAAATAAAAGCTCGTGCGTACTATGAACTATGGAAGCGTTCTTGGACTGTGTCTGAATCTAATGGTCAGAACACCTTATCAGTGTCTGCACAAGATATATTCACTTACGGTTGGGGTGCTTGGAGGGTGTTCCCTAAATTAGAAGTTGTTGATAAGACAATAAAAGGAACTAAGACTAAAAAGATTATTTTTGACGACGTATACCGAGAACCACTAGACCCACGTAGAACATGGCTTGGGTTATCATACAGACCAACAGTAAACGATAACCGTGTAGAGTGTTTGTATGAAATAGATATAACCAAAGAAGATTACCAGAAACTAAAGAAACGTTATGGTAAACGAAACAAAGAAACAGCAGGTGTTTCTCTTGAGAGCCAAAACGAAGACCCTAACACATCTTCTAAAAAAGTAACCATCACTTTCTATGAAGACCCAAAGAACAATAGAATGATTATTGCTTCTGACACAACTCCTTTGTATGACGGTGAAATGCCTAATGATGAAGTGTACGGTGGTGTTGTAGTTGGACAGTGTTTCCTAGCAGACCACAACGACCCTTACGGGGTTGGTTTGTATGAAATGATGCGTGGTAATGAAACAATCTATAACTACGTTAATTCAATTAACACAGAACAAGTTGTTGCCGAAGTACGACCTATTTTGTTTGGTATCGGAATGACTGGTAATGGAAACCTTACATACAAACGAGGTTCTAATCAAATTAACCCACTTCCTCAAGGGGCTAAAGTAGACAAAATACTTACCACAGGAAATGTAACTCTTGGTGTTAATTTTGCTAACCAACAGAAACAAGACATCGAAGAAAACACTGGTGTAAATAATATTGTAGCTGGTTCTGGAGCTGACTCAACTCTAGGAGCTACTGTGATTCTAAAAGAAGCTGCGCTTAACCGTCTTATTCGCCCACGAAACTCACTCAAGCAAATGATTGAGAACGATGCGTGCATTTTCTTCTCATGGCTTGAACAAGACCAAATAGAACCAAGAGAGTTTATATTTTCTACCCAAGAAGAAATAGACATGTTTGTGCAAGTTAACCCACAGTTTAATGTAGAAGCAGACGAAGCTGAATATGAATACGATGAATTTGGTATTCCACAAAAGATGCCAGTATACGCTAGCATGCGTGTTCCAGTGAACTTTGACTACTCACAAGAAGACTTAATGGATTCAGACTTTATGAACCAAAACATAAATGAACTTGGTGACGCTAAGTACGTTATGTCTCGTAGAGCTATCCTACAAAGCACACAAGCACTTGATAACCCAGAGCAGATTGGTTATGACAAAGTAACACTTAAGGTTGATGCCAATTCAATGCTTGTCCCTTCTGTTGAAATCCAGAAACAAACATCAATGCAGTTGTTCCCTATTGTACAGAATGCAATAACAATTATATACGGTTTAGCTCGTCAAGACCCAGAACAAGCCGTTGCGCAATTACAGTCTCTTGAAACATTCCTTGAGACACAGAAAGAGAATATCTACAACTACATTCCTAAGAATAGTTACGACATGATAATGACAAAACAAATGGCAATGCCTATGCCGATGATGGGGGCAACGCAAGCAGACGGTACATCAGTAACACAACCACAATCACCAGAAGAGGTTGGTAGCTCACAAAGCCCAATGAACGCAGCAGTGTCAGCATCAATGACAAGAGCAAGTAAACAAGCTCCAACGAGCCAATAATTACAAACTAACTAGCAAAAGCTATGAACGAACCAGTGAATCCACTTGAATTACATAAAGAAGCAATCGCTCGAATATTTACTTACGCGAATGTACAACCAATATTAGAGGTATTAAGACATTGTAGACCATTAAAAAGCAGAAACGTCAAGGAGTCAGAATTTGAAACTATAGTTAATGCAGCTAAAGAAGATGCTTACGATGATTTAATGGAAAGCATTGTACAATTTATTATAAACAATAATGCCGAGCCTAGGGCTAAGGTTATACCAAGATAATATGGAAGGATACATACACGAGAATGACAACTTTTCGATGGTTGTTAAATGGGATAAGGACTCTACAGAAAAAGGTTTAATTAAAATTATTCCAAAGAAAGAAGAAATAATTATATCAGCAGACGATATGCTTGATGTTATAAGAACTCAGTTTCACGAGAAACAGTTAGCACAAGCGTTATCAACGACAGACACTACATTTATTCCATCTGTTGAGGTTGCTGTTCCAATACACTTTAATGCAAATAAAGACATTAAAAAGGGTGAGTTAGTACAGTTCTATGCACCAATGACTTTTCCTCTAGGTATAGCTCTTGTAATGGAAGCACACAGACTCTGTATTGATAAAAAAGAAGACATCTTAAAAATACCACGAGAAGCTTATGAAGAAGCTCAGAAAACTCTTATGCAAAACAGTGAAGAGTTTGTTGAAACTGTTTTCAAGAAACAGATACAAGATGTTAAAGACAAGATAGCTGCCGAAACGGCTAAGGCAGCTGAATAAAAGCCGACTAGTAATAACTATGAACGAAAATACTCAAAAAACAGAAAAAGAAACTAAATCAAAAAAATTTGATGGAGTTGTAACTTTCAAAGAACCTATTAACATTAACACATATCAAGACGTAACTAAGAAGATATTTCTTAGTGATGACGAAGTAGAAAAGTTTATTGGAGACACTGACCCAAGTCTTTATTTCAAAGACGGAAGAATTCCTTTATATGTACCTAAGTCTTTTGGAACGTTACTTTCAGAAGAACGACCAGAAACACTAGTGTTGCGTAAGGAATGGCCTTTGTACAAAGAAGCACTATTGTTCAAGCACGACATGCAGAACATTTATACCATTCTTATTCCTAAGAAATATTCTGAACACGAACTTAATGAATCAGGTGATTTTAGAAGTAACTTCGTAAGATATGACACACGCTCAGTAGCCTTCACTGGTGGAATGGGTAGACCTTCATCTTTTGAACCAGACTACTTTAAGAAACATTTGGTGACGATTAAAAGACATCTTGATAAAGCAAAAGATTTAAGAGGTCTATAATACTTGACAAGTTTACAAGCGTAATTTATAATTATAACTAATACAACGCCAACCCTTGCGATAAAGGAGTATCTATGATTGACATGTCAGAAAAAATTGACGTTGAAAGTCTTAACTTTCCTGAAGACACAACGGACACAGAGGTAACACCTCAAGAAGGAAATGAACAACCAGTGGTAGAGCAGAAAACTGAAGAACCTGCAAAGGAACCAGTAATAGAAAAAACAGAAACTAAAGTAGAGACAAAAGAAGT